TAGCACAGTTGCAAATTGGTCGCCGATTACTGCGTTGGTATTCACGTCTAACACCCTACCGATACAGAGCAATCAGGTCAGTACCCCCATTATCTTTGATGATGCCCAGCAGGTGGCTTTTGGCGGTAATAATAGTAATATAGCCAACATTATAACGGATATGGTTAGTGATAATGGGCAGTACCGCCCGAATATTGTCTATACCCCCACGGCGGAGTATCGTTTAGTCACTCTGTATGGTAATAGTAGGCTTTCTAATATAGATTTAAACATCTTCTGGCGCACAAAAACGGGGGAGTTAATTCCTTACAGAATTAACTCTGGCGAGGCGGTCACTATCAAACTGGCGTTTTTGAAGAAGGCATCCTATAAGTTAGGAACTACGAAACACAACGTTTAGGAATTCTTTCAATTTTCGTCCATCCATCTATAATTTTTATCTGTGTATAACTTATAGATGTCGTCCTTCAAGACTGTTCTCGTGCGCGATAGCGTAATCGGTGATATCACCTCTGATATTGACTACGCCGTTAAAAGCGGTGCATCCCAGTGCACCTTCCAGCAATTCCCCTCAACCAGCGCCTCCAATTCTGCGCTAATTTTCAACGTTCAAGTTCCCTCTGAGAACACCATTATAGGCAGAGATATGATGATTAACACTGGTCTAACATTTAGGCTCAACATCACCAACGTCCCCGCGACAGCGGTTGCCTTTAGCTACGGAAGAACCGACTCCCTGCACGCGTTCCCGTTGAACTCTTTGTTTAGCACTGCGACTGCCCAGATTAACAACACCACTGTTTCTATTAACACACAGGACGTTCTTCCCGCTCTCCTTCGTATGAATAACAGCAGAGAACTTTACAGATATAACTCCACTACCCCGTCTCTTCCCGACCAAGCGTACGGAGTCCTCAATCAGGCTGTGGGTGCTGGTAATAGCCCGATGGGTGAGTATGCAGACTCTGCCTACGATGTCGACCAGACCCCCCGTGGTGCCTTCCCCATCTCGTATGGCGTAGTCCACAGCATCGGTGGTATACCTACAAATGCCCTCCTTGTATCTACTGCCCTTACGGATAGTTGGGTCATCACTATTTCTACTGTGGTCTCCGAGCCTCTCATTTTGTCTCCTTTTATCTTTGGTGACCCTGAATACAATCAGCAAGGTTTCTTGGGTATTAACAATATGACTTTCACCTTGAATATTGACTCCACTTGCAAGCGCCTTTTTTCGTCTGGTAATCCCTTCCAAGTGGGAGGTGTAGGTGCAGGTTACGTGACCACCATTCAGCTCGGTTCAGTTGCCGACGCTAATGGCTTCAAATACCAGCCCCAGGCGTTTGGTACTATCCTTGCCCCCGTGGGAGGTAGTTCGCCTCAGTTGTTGTTGAAGTTGTTGTCGTCCCAGCCCAGCGACCTTATCCAGTCCAAGAACATCGTGCCTTATATGGACTTCCCCCGCTACTTGACTACCAGCGCGCTCGCATCTGCTGTTGCTCCCGCTGCTACCACCACTCTAACATCTAGCAATCTTCAAATCAATCAAATCCCCGATTTGTTTATCATCAATATTCGTAAGCCGATGAACCAGCAAACAATCTTTGATGCCGATGCCTTCTTCAAGATTAATAACATTAGCATCAACTTGAATAACCAGTCTGGTCTTCTATCTTCTGCTACTGCTTACGATTTGTGGCGTATGTCTGTTAAAAACGGATCTACCCAGTCTTGGGCGGAGTTCAGCGGACAAGCGAGCAATGTTGACGCTGCCACGGGTATCGTATCACAGGTTGCAACCACGGGTTCTTTGCTTGTTATATCCCCTGCTTACGATTTGTCCTTGCCTGACTACCTTACTTGCGGGTCTCTCGGTAATTATAACTTTCAATTCACTGTGGGTGTAACCAACCAATTCACGTCTACTATTGCCCCCGAGATGATTGTTATTACCGCCAACTCTGGTATCTTCACCACCCAGCAAGGTGTGTCTAGCATCTACACGGGCATCCTTACCAAGGAGATGGTGCTTGACGCCAAGTCCAAGCAACAGGCATCCGCGATGAAGTCCGCCGAGGTTAGACGTATGACGGGTGGTAATTTGATGAACTTTTTAAGCGGTGTTGTTAGAAAGGTGTCTCCGTATGTGATGCGGGCTGCCGAAGACCCTGACGTGCAAAAGTTCGCACTCGCCAAGGGTAAGTCGCTCCTTGGTTTAGGAACGTCTGGCGGTGCAAAGCGGTATTGTTAAGCACCCACGTGGGGTGACCCAGATTTTGATGGGGTGACCCATATTTGAGCGTTTTTTTAAAACTATCCTATAACTTCCCCTTCCCGAGAGGACTTTTAAAAAAACGTGAAAAAATGGGTCAGACCATTAAAAAATGGGTCAGTGCCATATTAATTCGTATTTAGACATATATCAAATAAAAAAATATAGTTGATATATATATAGTATGCCACAAGCAAATATTACCTACGACACGGAATATAATCGCCGTTTAGTATCAAAGGTGCGTAAGAATGAGGCACGTACAACAATGGCTAATCAGCCGACCGAAATACCGATGCGTAATGGGTCATACCACGACCCGCACGAAAGAGTTGTAATGGAAGGTGGGTCAACGCTACGTGAGTTTGTATTAAGCGGTAATTCGCCCGCATACCCACCCATCAATATGCGCAGTGGAATGGAGGTCAGTAGCGGAGGAAGATACGCAGGAGTAGATGGTGCTGTGGGCGGTAATTTTTTGAGAGATTTTGCAAAAGGCTTTACGGATGTTATAGATTTTGCTGCTAAGCCTTTATCCTTCTTAATGCCACCTGTTGGAGTAGGTCTTAGTGGGTTGAGTGGTATTGTGAAAGGTTTAGCAGGACGGGGACGTGCGCGTAAGCACAAGCGTAAGATGAAGTCCTGCCCGATGTGCGCTGAGATGGGATGCCCGTGCGGAGGCGCAAAAAGCGGAGGCGTAATGGTCGGTAATAAGAAGGACGCGTGCGGACGTGCTAGTGGTACTCGCGACTTTGGTAAGCCCTGTGGTGGTGAGATGCTTGCAAGTCCCGCTGCCGAGGTCGGTAAGAAAATGAAGAAGGCACGTGCAAAGAAAGCCGATATGTCCCGCGTAATGGATGCGGTTGAAGCAACCAAGCCGATGCTCGGAGGTGCAAAGTCAGGCGGAGCAAAGTCAGGCGGAGCAAAATCGGGCGGAGCAAAGTCAGGCGGAGCAAAATCGGGCGGAGCAAAGAAAGGTGGACGTAATGCCCGCGCAGAGATTGTTAAAAAGGTGATGAAGGAACGCGGTGTTAAAATGATTGAAGCGTCAAAGATAGTCAAAAAAGAGGGTCTCTATTAATTATTTAGTGAATTATTATATATTTAAATCTCGTTATAATATATAATATGCCCAGAGTTAAAAAATTAAGCGGTGAGATGGATAGTTTAGTCGCCATTAAAAAGCGTATTAATAAAAAGAACAAGCAGAAGTATGCAGTGCCGACGGGAGACCCGCTGGTAGTAAAGGCAGACACGGCAGCACCATTATATAATGGTATACTAACCCGATTGCAAAGTGTAGTAGCATCCGTGGGTGAAATAAGAGGTCAGATAGAATTAACCAACGAATATTACAGAACGAACAGAAATAATGCTGCATTTGGGCGGGCAGCGATTGACCGATTTGTTTCTGTAAATGCGGTTGTTAAAAAGGCGGTTGCAGATTTAAATTCGTATTTAGAACAAAATGTAAAAAGTTTAAATATATTCAGCGACGGGCAGGTATCCAATATAAGAAAGTTAAATGACGAATTGGTAGAGATATTCCAATCAATAGTCGCAGGTGTTAATGCTTTGAGTCAGAGAAGACAAGCCACATTGCTAAAATTGTTTAGTGTATTCATTGAGGATTTAATGAAGTTAAGCCAGACACTGGCTGGGCTTCTTAGTAATTATAAACAACTCCCGAGTGAATCACCGAATACTGAAACGTTAATATTCCCACAAGGGCGACCAACGGGTCAAGGCAGAGGTAGAATAAAGAAAGCACCCGCACCACCTCTGGCTGTGCCTGCTGGCGAGGGCTTTGGTGATAATTTATTAGCACGACATATGTACGGGAGCGACCCACG